GCGTCCCCAATTCACAAGGGGAACCCATATGAATTTATCGCCATACCTAGCTAACAAGCTGGCCCGTTGGATGGCAGGACAGGCCATGCCTACGGCTCCAACGTCGCTGTTTGTGGGGCTTTGGAATGGTGACCCGTTGGCCGGGGGTACGGAGGTTGGCGCTACGATTACGGGGGCGGCGGCTCGAATAGCGGTAGCTATCGTAATTCCGGCGAATGATGGGATTGATAATCTAGTTGAACAATCCGCTGAAACTTCATTTGGTCTTTCAGTTTCAGTTACGCCCGTTAACGTGACCTATACAACGTTACATGACGCGGTTACGGCGGGGAATATCTTGGCGGTTCGGGAGTTGGATACGCCAAAGACGATTGCACAAAACGATACGGTTAAATTCCCCTTGGGGGATTTGTCGTTTAGTTTCGAAAAACATACGCCGTAAGAGGGTATCATGCCAGTATACCGGGGAACGGTTTACGAACGTATCTTTAGAGTTCAAGATAGTGACGGGGTGCCGATTGATATAACCGGCTGGACCTTTCGGGCGGATGTTCGGGAGACAGTTGAAGGGGTAGCTATCTTGGACGAATTGACAACGGCTCTTGGTAACTTTGAAGTTATTGAAGCTACGGCGGGGCGGTTCAAGTTTACGCTTAAAACGTCGAATACGACGGCGTTAGTTGCGGGTAAGAAATACCTGTTTGATTTTCTGCGGACAGACGGGGGTGACCCGGTTTATGTTATTGGGGGCAACTTCAAAGCTGCAAACCCGATAACCCGCAATGACTGATTTTGTAATCAATTCCGAACCGGATGATTTCGTAATAACGCCTACGGCGGATGAACTTATTGTAGTTCAACAATCGGACCCGGTAACTACGCCGGAGACAGCGTTAGATATTGCAGAACAAGACGACATAGTATTAGACGATAGTGACGAAGAAATTACGATAACGCAAGAAACGGATATTATAACCGTAGTTCCTGAAGATATTTCAATAGTTCCGTCAGACGGCCCAATTACCGTTGTAACTGAGATTGGGCTACCCGGCCCGGCTGGACAGCCCGGCGCGGATGGACCCCCGGGGCCTCCCGGCCCGGAAGGGGCTGACGGTGCCCCCGGGGTTGCTGGCCCCACCGGCCCCCCGGGGGCTATTGGTCCGGAGGGGCCTACAGGCGCTAGCGGGCCTCCGGGAGCGGATGGGGCGGACGGGGCGGTAGGTCCGGAGGGTCCGGAAGGCCCGGCGGGTCCACAAGGCCCCCAAGGCGAACAAGGCCCCATTGGTCCGGGCGGGGGTGACCAAGGCCCCCCGGGTCCAGAAGGCCCCATGGGTCCAGCGGGGGCAACGGGTCCAGCGGGTCCGCAAGGTGACCCGGGGCCGATAGGTCCAACGGGCGCGGATGGGGCTACGGGGCCTCCGGGGGCGGACGGTACAGACGGCGTTGACGGGGCAACCGGCCCGGCGGGTCCGAAAGGCGATACCGGCGCTACGGGCGCTACCGGCTCGCAAGGTCCCCAAGGAAATCCCGGCGCAACTGGAGCGCAAGGCCCCCAAGGTAACCCGGGTACTCCCGGGGCAACCGGCGCTCAAGGTATTCAAGGCGTTCAAGGTCCGATAGGTCCAACGGGTCCGGCGGGGGCAGACGGTTCAGACGCTTTTGTACCGGACTTAGTTGCGTCCCGGCTGTTGGGTCGGGGTTCGGCTTCAGGTACGGGTCAACCCGAACCTATTACGGTTGGAGTTTCATTAGGAATTTCGGGTACGGCGCTACGACGTTCGGCGTTAACGGGAGACGTTACAGCCCCGGTTGATAGCAACGCTACGACGATTGCCAACAATGCCGTTAGTAACGTTAAGGCGGCGGACGTTCCTACGCAAACGATTAAGGGTAGGGCTACGGCGGCTACGGGTGACCCTGAAGATTTAACTCCAACACAAGTTAGGGCTATTATCAATGTTGCAGACGGAGCCAATAACTACGTTCATCCTAATCATAGTGGTGATATTACTTCTGTTAGTGATGGGAATACGACAATCGCAGCGAACGCGGTAAGCAATACCAAACTTGCTGATATGGCGGCGGATACGCTCAAAGGGCGATTAACTTCTATAGGTGACCCGCAAGATTTGACCGCTACTCAAGTCCGAACCCTTTTGAATATTGTTAATTATGTTCACCCTAACCATTCGGGCGATGTTGTTTCTGTAGCGGATGGGAATACGACTATAGCGGCGGATGTAGTTTCAAATACTAAGTTAGCTAACGTTCCTACTCAAACGATCAAAGGACGAACAACTACAGGAACGGGTGACCCGGAGGATTTGACCGCTACACAAGTTAGAACCTTATTGAATGTAGCGGACGGGGCTAACGCTTATGTTCACCCTAATCATTCGGGAGACGTTACTAGTGCAGGGGAAGGCGCTACGACGATTGTAGCTAACGCTGTTACGAACGCCAAAGCGGCGGACATGCCAGCGGATACTATGAAAGGCCGGGCGCTAGGGGCCGGGGCGGGTGACCCCACAGACTTAACCGTAGCGCAAGTCCGGGCGCTATTGGCTATCGTAGACGGTAGTTCATACGTACACCCTAACCATTTTGGGGACGTTACTTCCGTTGGAGACGGAGCGCAAACTATCGCGCTTAATGCCGTATCTAATACCAAGTTGGCGGATATGGCGGCGGATACGATAAAGGGGCGGCTAACTTCGCTAGGTGACCCCCAAGACTTAACCCCGGCTCAAGTAAGGGGGTTATTGAACGTAGCGGACGGAGCCAATAATTATATTCATCCGAACCATTTCGGGGACGTAACGTCTACCGGGGACGGTGCAACGGTTATTGGAACTGATAAGGTTACTAATACACATTTGGCCAACATGGCCACGCAAACAATCAAGGGGCGAACTTCAGCGGGAACGAATGACCCGGAGGACTTGACGGCTTCCCAAGTCAGGATGGTTATTGCTAAAGGTCTTTCAACTAATAGTAACCTTGTCACCAATGGCGGCTTTGAAGATGGGTTAACGGGCTGGACGGCGACAAGTGTTGTTTTAATGAATGATGCTAACGGAATTTCGGGCGAATACTACGCTCAAATCCCTATTAATACGAATGTGCTTTACAATGAATTCATTCCAGTTATTGAAGGCGAAGTATTGAACATATCGGTATTAGCTAAAGGTGACGTAGCTTCAGCGAACCATTTACGTATTTCGATGTTTCCTTATGATATTGGGCATATAACTGTCCCCGGTACAGCCAACATGGATAATGCGTTCACAACCGCATGGACGAAGATTGAGCGTACATGGACTGTTCCGGCGGGTGGACGGGTTGCCCGTATTCGTGTTCAACATTTGGCGGGTTCGTTAGCGTCTGTTATTAACGTTGACGAAATTAGTATAACCCGTACAACTTACGTCCATCCTAATCACTCCGGGGACGTTGTATCTGTGGGGGACGGAGCGCAAACAATACAGGCTAACGTAGTTACAAACGCTAAGTTAGCGCAAATGCCTACGCTACGAATTAAAGGCAATGCGACGGCTGGAACGGCGGACCCCGTAGATTTAACGGCTACACAAGTCCGAACTATTTTGAACGTAGCGGACGGAGCTAACAATTACGTACACCCCAATCATACGGGCGATGTAACTAGTACGGGGGACGGGGCTACGGCTATCGGAGTTGATAAGGTTACGAATGTTCATCTTGCGAATATGGTAACGGCGCGGTTCAAAGGACGGGCGACGGCGGGGACAGGTGATCCGGAGGATATGACGGTAGCGCAAGCTAAGACGTTGCTAGCGTATACGGCGGCGGACTTTGCGGATATTGCTTCCGGAACATATGTACCTATTCTAACTGATATTGCTAATGTTACTTCGTCTACGGCTAGTTCTTTCTTTTGGTTACGTATTGGCAGTTATGTGATGGTAACAGGACGAATACAGGCTCAACCTACGTTAGTAAATACGACAACTGAAATTCAAATTGAATTGCCTATTGCTAGTGCGTTGACGGCTGCTAACCAAATGGCCGGTTTGGCGAACGCGGACGGGGGACGTATTGAAGCGAACGCTACAACTGATAAGGCGTCTTGGAAGTGGACCCAAAACGTAGGCATATCTAACACGATTTATGCATTACATTTTGCCTATCGGCTCTTGTGAACTAATTCCTATCCGAACAATCGTAGGCCTGTCGTATTGACAGGGGTGTACGTCCATGCCTATATTCAACGTACCGGGCAATCATGCTCCGGATATGGAGAACTGAAACATGGCACGAAGTCCCCGCAAGGGTGCAACAACTACCCCGGCTCCGGCAACGGCTCCGGTCAATCTTCTGGCGGAAGCTGTCAAGGCGTTGAACGCAAATACGCCGTTCATGGCAACGGAAGCTGATATGGCGGCGCTCTTGAAGGATACCCGGGGGCCGTTGGTTGAATACAACGCGGCAATCAAGGACGGCGATAAAATCGCCTTCCGCGCAACTCCCCTTGGTTCGTCCGTCTATACGGCTACGCAACCGGCGGTCAATCCAACCCCGGCGGGTTGGGGTCCTCCGGCGGGCGCTCCGGCTCCGGCTCCGAACCCGGCTCCGAACCCGGCTCCGGCAACGGACGGAGCGAAACGGGGAACGTATAAGTTTGCGTCGAATATCCTTCCCCCGGCGGCGGCGCGGGGCGGGCGTGGTTCAACCGTCTACGGGTTCGAAACCATGGACGTAAATCAATCGTTCTTCATTCCGGCGACGGCGGACAACCCGAACCCCGCAAAACGGATTGCGTCTACCGTATCGTCTGCAACGAAACGGCTGGACCCGAAACGGTTCATTGTTCGGAGTGTCACCGCTAACGCGGATATGGCGGGGCAATGGGGCGTTGCTGAAGGCCAGAAAGGCGCGGGTATCTGGCGAACGGAATAGCCACATTGCCCTAGCGGCTCGAATGTGTTAACCCCTGTCGTTGGAAACTCCAACGGCGGGGGTTTTAATGCGTTGGCTATATGTATCGCTAATGCTTACGGCTGTCGTAGCTGAAGGTTGCGCGGTAGCCCCGGTAACAGTTTCGCCGTTGACATTCGGCTACCCGGGGGGTGTAGGTGGACCCATTGGAGCCTATCCGGGAGGCTATCCGGTTCCGGCTCCCCCTCCTGTCCCCCCGCCTCCGGGTATGCAATCTCACATTCGGCTACCCTCTTGCGGTCAATGTCATAGGTGAATTTTGAAATGGCATGGTTAACGCAAGTTGAAACGAAGAATGAAAAGGAACTTAAACGCAAGTTTGCTGAAGAACTCTTGCGTAATCCGAATGACCCCTACGGCGCGGCCTATCGTCTGTTCGGAACGGATACTATTCGGGCGCTACAAGTTTCGCAAGCTTGGGTTATTGACCCCTACGTATTAGAGGTTCAGGCCGAACTACTAAAGGAATTTGGGGAAGATGAATACCTTCCGTCAAAGGCGATACTGGCCCGTCGTGTTTTTGACTTGGCGGACAGGCCTAATACGGACGTTAAGGACAGGTTGGCGGCTTATAAGCTTTACGCCGAAATCCGTTCGTTCATTGCAAAACCGGAAACGAATATCCAGAATATCCAGAACAACACTAACTTACGGGTCATGGTGGTTAAGGATTTCGGGAACGACGGAGAATGGGAGACGAAGGCAAGGAAGCATCAAACGAAGCTAATAGAACACTCAAGGGATTGAATAACGTATGCACGGGACTAACGCCAAGTTGAAGCCGGGGCCGGTTCCTGTTTGGGTTCCGATACCTAATTCCAGTCAAGAGTTAGCTATTGATAGCCGTGCCCATATTACGTTGTATACGGGCGCTAGAGGCCCCGGGAAAACTGATACCCAACTCATGAAGTTTCGAAAGCGGGTAGGTATGGGCTATGGCCCGTTCTGGCGCGGGGTTATCTTTGACCGGGAATACAAGAACCTTGACGATTTGGTGAATAAGTCCCGTCGTTGGTTCAACGCATTTGGGGACGGCGCTAGGTTCCTGTCGTCGGCGCAAGACTACAAATGGACTTGGCCAACGGGCGAAGAACTTTTGTTTAGGGCTATTAAGAAACTTGACGATTACTGGAATTATCACGGGCAAGAATTCCCCTTCATAGGTTGGAATGAAGTATGTAAGTATCCTACCCTTGAACTGTTTGACCGAATGATGACTTGCAACCGTTCGTCATTCGTACCTGAAAAGGATAACCCAAACCTACCGCCTATCCCTCTTGAAATCTTCGCTACAACTAATCCCTACGGGGCTGGACATTCCGTAGTAAAGCGGCGGTTCATAGACCCGGCTCCGTATGGGCAAGTCATTAAACGAACCATTGACGTATTCAATCCCCGCACACAAAAGCGGGAGCCTGTCACCAAAACGCAAGTTACTATCTTCGGTTCGTATAAAGAGAACATATACCTTTCCCCTGAATACATTGCCGAACTAGAAAGTATTATGGACGAAAACCTTCGTAAAGCTTGGTTGTGGGGGGATTGGGATATAGTCGCGGGCGGCGCTCTATCGGACCTATGGCGGAAGAATGTTCACGTAATCCCGCGAAGTAAGATACCGGCGGGCTGGAGTATAGACCGGGGATTAGATTGGGGTTCAACGCAACCATTCGCTGTCCTATGGTTTGCTGAAGCTAATGGCGAAGAAATGACCCTAAGTGATGGGTCTATATTCGCCCCGGCTCCCGGCTCAATTATCGTATTTCATGAATGGTATGGGTCCAAGGATATCGGGACGAACTTAGGATTAAGGTTATCGGCGGCGGATATAGCGGACGGAATTATAGACCGGGAATTAACGTTACTCAAAGACGAATGGATTGTAACCCGTCCATGGCCCGGCCCGGCGGACAACTCTATTCGAGACGTTCGGGAGGCTGACGTTGATACGCTCGAAAAGAAAATGGGGGATAAGGGCGTACACTGGCAACAATCAGACAAGTCCCCCGGCTCCCGTAAGATAGGCTTACAATTGATCCGGGAACGGCTGGAGGCTGGAATAAGGCGGGAGGGGGCGGGGCTTTATTTCATGTCGAATTGTATAGCGTCTATTTCAACGTTGCCAGCGTTGCCCCGTGACGAAGATAAAATAGACGACGTAGACACTGAAAGCGAAGATCATTGTTACGACGTAGTAAGGTATCGGGTATTAAAGGGAAGCAATCGCGCGGCTCGAAACCTAAAGCTGGTCTTTCCAACGTAAGGGTTAAACCAAATGCCCGTGAATACAGAACACGACGATTTGCGCGAAGTCAAGAAACAATGGGACGTAATCCGGGATTGCGTAGCGGGGGAAATAACTGTAAAGAAACGGCGGAATAAGTATTTGCCGATACCGAACCCGTTGGACGTGACGGAGGAAAACAAACTCCGATACGAAGCTTATATTATGCGGGCTGTCTTTTACAACGTTGTTAAGCGAACCCTTGGCGGACTAGTTGGCCAAATCTATTCACGGGAACCAATCATCGAAGTCCCCCCGGAACTGGAGCCATTAAAGGACGATGCGACGGGGCTAGGCGTCAACCTTACCCAACTATCTAAATTCGGGGCGGGCTATACTGTGGGGTACGGGCGCTCCGGGCTGTTCGTAGATTTCCCGGAGACAGGGGGAACGGTTACCCGGGCTGAACTTCAGAACGGAGATATGAAGGCGGGGTTTACGATCTTTGACCCAAAGGATATTATCAACTGGCGAACGTCTCCAAAGGGCGGACGTAGTATTCTATCCATGGTCGTAATCAAAGAAAATAAAGTTATTTCGGATGACGGTTTCGTACAAACTAAAAGGCCTGAATACAGGGTCTTAAGGTTGACGAACGGCGTATACACGGCGGAACGTTGGAGGGAGGCGGGGCGCTATCAAGAAATAACCCCCACACAAGCGAACGGGCAACCATTCAATGAAATTCCGTTTACGTTCATTGGACCCGAAAACAATGATCCGGATGTTGACGAACCTCCGTTGTATGATTTGGCGGCGCTTAATATTGCTCATTATCGCAATTCGGCTGATTATGAAGAAAGTTGTTATATTACTGGACAGCCTACGGCGTGGTTCAGCGGATTGACCCAACAATGGGTAGATGAAATATTCAAGGGTAAGGTTCAAATGGGGGCTAGGGCGGCTATCCCGTTGCCTATGGGGGCGCTAGCCGGAATGATCCAGCCCAACCCGAACACGTTGCCATTTGAGGCCATGAAGCACAAGGAACGGCAAATGGTGGCCTTGGGTGCCAAGCTGGTAGAACCGCAAGCCGTACAGCGAACGGCGACGGAGGCTAGCATAGACCAAAGCTATGAAACGTCTACGTTGTCGGCGTCGGCGGATAACGTATCGGACGCCTTTACCCAAGGGCTACGTTGGGCGGCGCAATTCGAAGGCGTATCCCCTGAAGCTATGAACGCTATCAAATTCGAATTGAATACCGAATTTGATTTGATTAAGCTATCGTCCAACGAACGTTCGGCGCTTATTCAGGAATGGCAAGCGCAAGCCCTTAGCTTTGGCGAAATGCGGGCGAACCTCCGGCGGGCTGGAATTGCTACTATGCCTGACGACGAAGCTTTGAAAGTTATTCGGGACGAACAAGAAAAGTTGGGGCTAGGGGACGTAACCTTAGACGAACCCGGTAGCGAACCTCCGGCGGCGTAAATGGCGTCTTTATACGACATGATGCTAAGACACTCCCTCTATCTGGAGGGGGCGAAGAAAGGTACAGCGGACGAATTTTCTTCGTCTGTTGTATCGGACCTTGACGCTGTAGTTAAACGGGCGTTTCAGAATATTAACGTTGACAACTTCGGAGAATTTACCAAAGCGGATTTTAATAGGTTTGTGGCAGATATCCGGCTCCGGACAAACGACGTTCATAACAAGAATACTAAAGAACTAATGAACGATACTAAGAAGCTGTCCCGGGTTGAAACTACCTTATTCCAAGGAATGTTTCGGGAGGATACCGGAGACAGGTTAGCTACCCCCTCGAATGTGTGGGGTAGCGTGAAGAATTCCAATATTCCAGCTACCGGGCAAACCTTTCAAAAGTCTGCCAATACATTTCGGAATTCGTCTGTCGGGAATATCGAACGTCTTTTAAGGAATGGCTACGCTGATAAATTGGATACGACGGACGTATTCAAAAGTATTCGAGGGGTTAAATCATTAGGATATAAGGACGGAGTATTTGGAAAGATTAGCGGTTGGGGCCGAACGTTGGCTAGTACCCTAATGTCGCATACTAGTTCTTCGGTAAAGGATAAGATAGCCCCATCTTACTACGACGAATACCAATGGGTTTCTGTATTGGACGACGTAACTACTGAAATCTGTTGGGAACGTGACGGCGAGATTTATAAGATGGGGGAAGGTCCGCAACCTCCAGCCCATTACAACTGTCGTAGTACGACGGTTCCAATTAGCCCTAGCCGGGAAGATATTGAGGAACCGGATACGTTAGCCGAATGGTTAGACGGACAACCTAGCGAAGTCTTAAAGGATATCTTTGGGGACGTGGACCCTAGCCTTGACAACGTTAAGGTTATTTCGTTAGACGGGCTACGGGATAAGTTGGATATCATCTTGATCTAGTGAGGGTGTACCCATGGCAATGAAGCGCAAGCTAACCAAGGAAGAATATACGAAGCTAGCGGACGGTATCAAAGAACAATATACCGAAAGCGGGGACAGCTATATTCTTGATCTTGAGGGGGACGACGATACGGCAGAACTCCGGCGGGCGCGGGATAGGGAAAAGGCGGACAAGAAAAAGGCTCAAGACGATTTGAAGAAAGCACAAGCCCGGTTGAAGGAACTGGAGGGAGACGACGAAGGCGACGAACCCGGCGAAGATGACGAAGGGGAAGGCGATAGGCGTAGGCGTCCGAACAAACGAAAGACAACGGATATTGCCAAGCTTCAGAAAGCTTGGGACGACGAAAAGGGCGAACTGTCTACGAAGCTTTCAAGTAAGGACGAATTCATTAAAAAGCAAATGGTCAACGCGGCGGCTAACGAAATCGCTAGTCGTATTTCATCGGCTCCAACCCTTATGTCAAAGGCGTTACTTGAACGTCTTACCGTATCATTTGACGGAGACGAACCGGAATTAGTTATCTTGGACAAGGACGGGCAATCGTCGAAATTGACGACGGCGCAACTGGAAAAGGAATTTGTTGCAAATAAAGAATTTGCAGCTATTATTATCGGCAGTAAGGCTAGCGGCGGCGGTGCCCCGCGAAGTAGCCCGGATAGTAGGCCCCCCGGTGGCGGGGCTTCCGAAACTCAAAAGCCTGTTGATCTTTCAAAGGCTTCCGCTAAGGATTTGGCGGCGCATTTGAAAGCGAAACGGGAAGCGGCGTCGGAAGCTTAACCCAACGGAGGTAACTATGGCCCTTTCTGATTTGGCCGTCTTTTCCGAATTCGTCTATTCGTCTCAGACGGAAGTTCTGAAACAGCAAGTTGATTTGTTCAACGCGGCTTCGCGGGGAACTATCGTCTTGTCTACGAAGGCTCATGTCGGGGACTATTCGGACGAAGCCTTTTGGAAAAAGATTTCGGGTCTTGTTCGTCGGCGCAATCCCTACGGTTCAGGCGCGGTTACGCCAAAGACCCTTGAACATCTTGTGGCAACCATGGTCAAGGTTGCGGCGGGTACTCCCCCGATTTCGTTGCCTCCGTCTCAATTCCGTTGGATACAGCGCAACCCGGAGGAAGGCGGCGCGGTTGTTGGGCAGCAATTGGCCAAAGATACCATGGCCGATATGTTGAATACGGCGCTTATGGGGACGGTTGCAGCGTTGAACAACACGGCGGAAATTCTTACGTCCCAAGCTGCTATTGCGACCATTTCATCTTTCAATGTGGCGCAATCCAAATTCGGGGACAGCTACCAAGACATTCTAGCTTGGGTTATGCACTCGAAACCGTTGTTCGATATCTACGGTTCGGCCCTTGCGAATTCGGAAGCGTTGTTCTCATTCGAAACTATCAACGTTCGTCAAGATGGTTTCGGGCGCGTGTTCGTTGTGTCGGATAGTCCTTCGTTGACGAACCCGGCGGCTACGCCGGATACGTTCAACACGTTGGGCCTTGTTGCGAACGCTGTTCAGGTTGACCAGCAAAACGATTTTGACGACAACATGAGCACGACGAACGGCGACGAAAATATCCTTCGCGACTATCAGGCCGAATGGTCCTACGAACTTGGCGTGAAGGGTTACGCTTGGGATAAGGCCAGCGGGGCGGCGGCTCCGAATGACGCGGCTATTGCGGTCATGACCAATTGGGACAGGTACGCTACGTCCCATAAGGACTTGGCGGGCGTTCTGTTGGTTACCCAATAACGTTAACACCCTATCCCCTGTCCACCCTGTTAACGTTCGTAAGTTGAATGGAGTTTGTCATGGCGGTTAAAGGTCCAAAGGTTCTTTACTTTGTCGCTGGTAGTCGTCCGTCAAACGACGATATGGAGGCCGGGGCGAAGATGGGGCCGGGGGTCTTTTACCGAAATGCGAACTTCATTCAACCCGAAATTCCGCTAGAGGCTTGCGACTATGTAGCTGGCCCGGCAATCCCGGCGAACTACCGGGAAGCGTTCCCAAAGTTCAAATTGAAAAAGGAAAAGCCGGAGGAACCTACGGAGGAACCCCCGGCCAACCCTAGCAGTTGGAAATCCGGGGAACCCAAATGAACGCATTAAAGGTTTTGTTCTTTTGTGTAACGAAAATCCCTACGGCGGGGGAACAATCGCAAATTGATACGTTGAACAATCGTTACGGCGTGGTAGGGGTTCGGGCGGCGGATATTCCGTTGAACGGCTCCCTTGAACCCGCTGACGGTTTGGCGGGGACTATTCCGGCGGCTTATACGTCGGCTATTGCCAACTACCCATTAGGGGTAGTTGCAGCTACGCCAATGAATGAAATGAAAGACGCTGTTGTAGTTCCGGCGGCGGTTAGTATTGCGGCGCTAGCTACGACGCAACTTAAAGCTATCATTTCGGAGATTGTTGGAAGCGATATTGTTATGTCGGAAAAGACTTCCGGCGCGGGGATTACTTGGACTAGTGCAACTCCGGCGGCGGCTACTGTCAACGCTAGCGGTTTGGTGACAGGGGTTGCGGCGGGTTCGTCTGTCGTTACATGGAAATGGATTTATCAGGCAAGCCCGGAACTATCCCTGTCCAAGACTTCAACGGTTACCGTCACATAAGGCGGACCAATGACGCTGTTAATCGAAGATGGTTCGAACGTTCCGGACGCTAATAGCTTCGTAACTCTTGACGAAGTTAAAGAGTATGCGACGGCGCGAAACCGTACCATTCCTGAAGATGACGTAGAATTAGAAGCCTTGACTATCCGGGCTATGGATTTCATCATAGCGAACCGGGCGCGATATCAAGGAACGAAAACTTACTCCGATCAACCATTACCCTTCCCAAGGACGGGAATGTATATTGACGGCACATTGATTGCCCCGGACGTTATCGTACCTGAAGTCAAGAACCTTGAGTGTCAACTAGTCGTAGACGGAGCGGCGGGCGTTGATTTCCTCCCCACAACTCAAGGCGGGGCAGTCAAACGTAAGGTAGTTGGACCCCTTGAAACCGAATGGTTTTCGGCGGACCAATCGGCTAACTATTCGTCGTCGGCGGCTGTCGATAGTTGGCTGGACCCTTTGCTTAAGCAATACGGCGGCGGACCCTTGCGAGTGGAAAGGGTCTAGCTATGGGCGTATACGACGCGGAACGGCAATCGGCTAAAGCGGACATTGAAGCGGCGGGCGTTCGTGCGACTATACGGCGCGGTTCTACCCGGGCTTCTGTTTCGCTGTTGTTGCTGTCCTACGAAGCTGAAGAACGGGACGGCGAACTTATTCAGTTTTCGGATATTAAGGCTATGTGTCCAGCCTTGGGACTTGACAGCGTTCTAATCCCGAACCCGGAAACAGACAGGGTAGTAATCGAAAGTTCAGACAAAGAACTGGCCCCTAGTGTGGGGGATTATCGTTTAGTTACGTCTAAACCTTTCATGCCTAACGGCGTGGCTATCTACTTTGATTTGCAGATACGCAAATGAGGGATAGGCGTGAAGAAATCTTGGCCCGGCTATATGTCGTAGCTCAAGAGGCTGAAGGCGTTAAGAGTTGGGTACGGAATAGGGGCGAACTTCCGAACGACAAACGCCCCGGGATTATAGTGTTTGACGGTGACGAACTGGCAAAGGAAGGCGACATAGGCCGGGGCCGTCCGTCGAATGCTCCGAATATGGTAACGGCTACACCGGAAGTATACTTTATCTTGGACGACAAGAAACCGGCGAACCTAACGGTAGGTACGGAGTTGAATACGTTCCGCCGTAAGTTTATTCATAGCGTGTTGTATGACGCGGCGTTACAGGGTATTGTAGGTACGTCGGGGTCAATGCGGTATGACGGGCTAGTGACAGACTTAGCGCGCGGGCGTCAAATGGTTGGGGAATTGGGTATGTCGTTTTCGTTTACATACCCGCTAATCCCTAGTGAACTTACCTAACGGAGAACGTCAATGACAATCTCTATAGCTTCCCCGAATGTCGATAACTATTCAATCGGCAAGGCCAAAATCTACTTTCAGCGTACCGGACAATCGGGCGCTATCTTGGATCATGAAATCGGCAACTGTACGGAAGCCGAATTCACGCCAACGGTTGAAACTCTTGACCATTTCTCTAGCCGGGAAGGGGTCCGGAAAAAGGACAAGTCCGTAGCGTTGGAAACGTCGGCGCAAATCCGGCTTGTTATGGAAGAATTCACCCCCGAAAACTTGGGACGTATGCTTATGGGTATTCCGAATGTATCGGACCCGGCTAACGTTACCATTGATATTCTTTCGGAGGCTGAAATTGACGGACATTTGCGTATTGTCGGGACCAATGACGTAGGCCCGAAATGGACTTTTGACTTTCCTACCGTATCGTTCAAGCCTTCGTCGTCCATGAACCCCATTTCTGACGAATGGAATAACATGGAGATTACCGGCGAAGTCTTGGCGTCGGGTTCGCCCGAAAGCTTCGGAACGGCTTCCGCTGATTTCTCTGATAACGTTGCTCCGGCGAATACGGCGCTCCCGTCTATTGCGGGTATTGCTCAAGTTGGGCAGACGTTGACGGCGAACAATGGTTCTTGGTCCGGTAACCCCGCAAGCTTTACGTACAAATGGCAGAAAGCGGCGGTTGATATTCCGGGCGCGATTGCGTCAACGTATGTTCCTGTTGTGGGGGACGTTGGGGCGGCGCTTACCGTTATCGTTTCGGCAGTCAATGCAACGGGTACAACTCCGGCAACTTCGGGAGCTACGGCTAACGTTATTGCCTAACTATAGGATACATGGCGAATGGTTGGGCTATTGGATATTGCTCCGTCATTCTTGACGGTGCAAGGGGTCACGGTATCGGGGATATCGGCGCGGGGCGTTGTGGCGCTCTTGCAAGATTTCCCCGCCTTAAAGGAAGTTCTAGCAGGACGGGAGGCCAAAGGATTGAATGGGGCTACTGTCCTTCAGCTTGTTCCGGACGCGGCGGCGGCTATCATAGCGGCGGGGACAGGCAACCCCGGGAACGACGAACACAAGAAAGCGGCGGACCTGTTACCATTGGGAACCCAAGTTGAATTCTTGGACGCAATCGTAACCTTAACGTTCCCAACGGGTGTTGGCCCTTTCGTCGCAACTCTAGAAAAGTTGGGAGTAATTCCAAAAGACATAGTAGACGAAAACTTTGGCAAGGAAGCGGGTACGAAATAGCTTCCGCAATTGAGCAACTAATATCATTGGGGCATAGATCGGGAGACGTTTGGGAGTATACGCCAAGGCAACTTGAAGGGTTCTTAGACCTAGCCGAACGTCGGAAGTATCGGGAGCTAATTGAACAACTACACTTGATAACGCTAGGCCAACATGGGGACGTTAAAGAAATCAAGAAACAGATAAAGCAATGGGAAGCTAGAACGGCTTAACGGAGGTTCGCCATGATTGACGTTTTAGTATATATCGCAATTCTTGTTATCGTCTTAATCTTTGTCTTTTGGCTAATTCAACAAATCCCGGCGAACCTTTTACCGGGTCCATTGAAACAGATTGTATCTATTGTCCTTGTCGTTATTGCTGTGGTTGCGCTTATCATAATCTTATTACAGTTGACGGGAACGGGTCCATCGTTACGGCTTCCGCGTTGAACCTATGGCCTTAGCTTTCGTATTTACAAACAAGAACCTAGATAAACAATGGCGTGACCAAATGAGGAAGATGGTTACAGCTATGGCTAGGGCTACGACGTTGGGAGCGCGGCAAGCGTCAAAGGATATTGAGAACGAAGGCCGGGCGAATATCAAAGGGGCGGGTAAGTTTGGCCAACGTTGGAGGAAGGGGTTAGTAGCTACGACGTATCCAACGTCCGGAGTTTTGATTAATGCTCGCATTGACGTAACCCATGACCAGATAGGCGCGGGGCTGTTCGAACACGGGGGCGTTGTCCGGGGGAAGCCCCTGCTATGGCTCCCCTTGACCTATGCAAGGCTGAAGGGCGTTCGGGCGCGGGATTATGCCCGAACCCAAGGCGGCTTGTTCCGGGTCAACCGGCGCGGGCGTGCCCCGTTGTTGCTGTCAATCAAAGATAAGAAGCCTAAGTATGTGGGGCTAAAGTCCGTTCGTATTCCTCAGAAATGGACTATTCGTCAAATCTGTTTGAACATTTTGAAGAATTGGAAATCATACTATGACCGAAACTTAAGGGTGTAGTATGGCAATCAAGGCTCAAGACCTATTACAACGTCTACTGTTTGAAGGTGAAAAGGAAGCTACGGCTTCCCTAAATAATATTGCGTCGGCGGGCGAACGTTCGTTTAAGTCTTTGGACAAATCAGCGGCGGGGCTTAATACAACCTTCAAAGGTATAGACCAAACTATAAAGCGAACTGAAGCCGGGGCAAAGTCTTTCGGAACTAATATTGACAACGTAGCTAGCCGGATAGCGGCGGCGGGAACGGCAATTAAATCGGCGGCTCTTGTAACTGGTATTGCAGCTATCGGCGTAGCGTTCAAGAAATTAGCCGGGAACGCGGGAGACGCGGCGGACAGTATCGGAGACGGGGCGGCGCAAACTGGACAATCAACCAAGGACTACCAAGAACTAACTTACGCAATCAATCAAACGTCAAGAGGCCTTGGTAATCTTGATCTAGTATTCAATTCGTTGAACGATATCATATCGCAAGCCCAAGCCGGAGGAAACGCAACTACTAAAGTATTCGAGGATATGGGCGTTAGGTTAGTTGATGGAGCTAATCGGGCGCGTTCGGGTACGGCTGTTCTTCGGGATTTCGCCAAAGCATTAGAACGGATACCGGACCCGGCGGATAGGGCAGCAAAAGTTATCAGCGTATTCGGGCGGCGTATTGGCGGGCCGTTGGTTGCGTTGCTTGGGGAAGGTGAAAAGGGTATTGATAACTTCATTAAAGAGGCTCAAAGGTTAGGCCTTGTTTTGACTGAACAAGAGGTAGAGATAGGAGACAAATACGACAAGAGCCTAAAGAAGTTGAACGCTACGCTAGGAACTACGACAACCAAACTTGGGTTGTTGTTTACCCCACAATTGACGGCGGGGCAGGATTGGATTGCGGAGTTTATTGCGCGCAATCAGGAAAAGATTTTGAGCTTCGGTAGGTCCGTTGAAAAGGTTGTCAACGAATTAGTGTTGGCATTTACGGGGCGCTCCGATCAAGTCCAAAGTACGTTTATATATGCTATTGGGAAGATCATAGAGGGTATTGGTTTGGGTATTAAGAACGTTGTTATTCCTGTATTCAATGGCTGGATTATTATTCTTGAAAAGACATTTGAATGGGTTAACAAAATATTCGGTACAAACTTTTCAATGTCTGACTTAGGTTTGGTTGCCGGAGTTCTCATAGCGGTTAAGGCGTTCACGTCGTTGTTAAGCGTCTTACGTTTGGTAACTACGGCATTGGGCCTAGCCCGGGTAGCTTCGCTGGCGCTGTCCTTTACGCCATGGGGGATTGCGATTACGGCTATAGTTATCGGGCTAGGCCTACTTATAGAGAACTTGGATAAAGTTGATTGGCAAAAGTTTGGAAAGGCGGCGCTAGAGGTTGTTCAGTCCATTGGTAAAGCGTTGTCTGATTTCGCTAAATGGATTGGTGATATCTGGACTGATTTAGAGGCAAAATGGGACGCATTAGTAGCCAAAGTAGCGGAGTGGAATAAATGGGCGGCGGATGAATTAGGTAAGCTTCCGGACCTTATCCGTCAGAAATGGGACGAACTATGGAATTGGTTGGGCCAGAAGGTTCAATGGGCTATTGAGCAATATCAGAAGCTAATTGACAAGGCCCGGGAATGGTTGGGCATGTCAAAGATCAACCGGGAAAAGACGGCGGAAGGCGGCGGGGGTGGCGGTTGGGCTAGGGGCGGGCCGGTTTGGGGTGCGGGCGGGTCTACGTCGGATAGTATCCCGGCGTGGCTATCCAATGGCGAATGGGTCATGAAGGCTCGGGCGGCGCGGTACTATGGCAATCGGATCATGGGGGCGCTAAACTCCATGGCGATACCCCGCGACAACTTCCAATACGCTATGGGAGGGGCCGTAGGCGCTCTAGCCCCCCGTACAGCCCGGTTCGCTCAAGGGGGCTTGGTAGCCCTTCCTAGGGTCGGGGGGAGGCCTATAAATCTGACAATCGAGGGGCAACGATTTGAGGGGTTGACGGTGCCGGAAGATACGGCGGAAAGCTTGGTACGGTTCGCAACTAGACGGCAAATGAGTTCCGCCGGACGCAAACCTAACTGGTATCATGGCAAGAAATGACTATAGAAAGTACGTTGATAGTTATTACGCCGTTTGGTATGCCTCCCTATTCGGCGCGGGGGTTGACCCAATCATTGGACCCTATTACAGCGTCCCAACAACTCCGGCGAACTGTCAACGGAGATTTGGCGGACATTTCCGCTGTTCAGTTTCAAAAGTATTCGTCTGTTATTACCTGTCAAGATATGGACGCTCCGGCGCTAGACGGTATATGGCCCGGTCAACTAGTCCAGATAGATTGCGCTGTTGAACTTTCGTATTTGACCGGCGGCGCTCCGGCTAAGAACGTTGTTCCCGGTAGCTCTAGGGAAGCGGACGGGTATACGTTCTATAGGCCCCGGTTGACTATGCGGGTTGTAGCCTACAATAATAGCAAGGACGAATGGGCGGCTAGTCACCAATGGTCTTTGACGTTAGAGGAAGTCTAACGGTATGGTAGACTTGCAATCCCCCTTTCAAGGTTCGGGCCGGTTCAATAGCTATCCGTTAACGGCCCCGGTTGGGCCGTTCCTGTTTGCTTGGGTTGACCCCACAGAAACAACCTTTGGGCCGGAACATTATCGGGTAGATGAAAGCGTTTTCAGTTTCGATCTAGAGCATAGTGAGGGGGAATTCAGTACGTTAAGGTTAGGGGTTCGTAATCCCAAGATTGGGCTATTGGCCCCCGGGCGTAAGTTTTGGTCATGGTTCGCCTACAACGACGGGACTACGATAACTCCCCTGTTCTTCGGGCGGCTTGTGGGGGTCCCGTCTGAACTTCAGGCGGAAGTTATTTCGTTGGACTTTGTAGCTAGGCCTTCGGACTATATCGAACAAAAGGAAGCATTAGCCGCAACCCTTCGGGTTCCTCCGTATTGGAACCCTGCATTTATTGAACCGGATAGACGGGAAGATTTAGACGCTGTTCTAGAGGCCCGTTCCCAACTCTATCATATTGACCGGCTAACCCATGACGTTAGCGTATCTGACGTATTGACCGGGGAAGATGGGTTAGTAGATTTCACAACGGACAAGGTTTTCTATGATGGGGTTCAAATCAATCTTTCAGGGATACCCCTACGGGCGGTTGAAGTTGAGGCCGAATTGCCATGGACACAATCGGCAATAGCTGGACTAGACCTACGGGATTATCTCCAGTCTAAATGGCCAAACGATATTGAAACGAAGCTTATAACGTCCTTCAGCGGGGAAGGATTGGTAGGCGATTGGCCCAAGGATGAAAGTAATATAGGCGGGGGTTGGGAAGTTAAGACGGGCCTAGCCGAACCCCAACACGGTAAGGTTATCCCGGACGAATACGACGCCTTTGAACTTATCCATAGAGTTGTTGTTCCCAAGGGTACGCCTCCGGGTTCAATCCTTATTCCAACGTTTCAGGTAAGAGGGGCGCTTAGCGCGTTCTATGAAACTATCGTTGTTCCTTTGTGGCATATCAAACCTACGTTAGTTGTTGGTTATGATGTTAGCCGGGAGTATATGGAACGGGTAAAGTTTATTATGCGGGCGTCTATGCAACCTATCGTAACATTAGCGGCGGATGACGAACGGGCAAAGATAACTATTAACTCCGTAGACCTGTCGGAACTGATTGACGGACAAGCCCCTATCGTTGACGCTAGGCGGCGTAGTTTCCTGACGACGGATAACGGCAAGCTGGCGATTGACTATCTCATGATGCTAGCGCGGGCGAACCTGATACATCGGGCGCGGGCCGTTCAAGTCAAGTTTGAAACCCAATTTGAAAACGTGTTAACGTTAAGCTGTCGGAAGTCCGGGCTAATTCATGATCCGCGTTTACCCGGCGGACAGGCAACGGGTAAGGTTGTCAACTACGGCGCAAGTCTTGACGGAGCTACGGGCGCTCTTGTGGGGCGGGTGACCCTTGGCGTAGCTGTCGGATATGGGGACGCTATCGCGACGGCTCCCGGGTTGCCAATGTATGTTGAAGATGGTTATACGGAAGATTATCAAGAACGTTCGGGAACGATTGTAGCTGTTGGCCCCGGCGACGTTGGCTATACAATTCCGGAAGCTAACCCTAATGACGATGGGGTAGATTTTATTCGTGGATTTACCCCACATACTGCAATTAAAGAATTTGATGTGACTAATTCCCCGTCTGTTCAACGGGAGGCGGTTGAACTTACTAGGGAGGCAAAGGACGAAGCTTTAACAAAACAAGCTATATCGGATCATCCTACCCGGGTTCGGATAGAATTCGTGCCATTGACCGGCGGGCCATTCGAAACGTTGTATACGATACAACCTACAACGTTGGTAATCCCACAAGGTATTGACCTAGAGGCGGCAACATGACGAACCTTGAATTAGTTGTTAGGCCTCATGAAAGCTTGTACGTTGGCCCCCGGAAGCGGACAACCCCCAAACAGAAACCGGAGGTTGACGAAGCTGTATTAGAATTCGGTTCGGCGGGGGACGATGTTTTTACGGCGAAGTTCAATAGGCATACTGAAGTAATTGTTGAAACTGAAACGCACGAAGTTAGGCGTCATGTCGATATCATCCGGGTTAAGAACAAGGACAATCCAGAGAACTACGTTGACGTAGAAAGCGTTCGCCAAATCGTATCGCAATCCGCTGCTAATTCTGGCGAAACTGGCAAGCAAGTAGTTTATTATAATCCAATGGGGGACTTTGGGAACGTAACGGACGCAACTTATGAACTCCGTAAGAAGAACATGATTATAGACACACAACATTACAACAAATGAATGAGATATATTATAGAACGTTACCGGCTACTAATCTTGTCAACGTCCAATGGGCGGGCGGGGATATTGCTTCATTATTTCTAACGTATTCCCGAAAGTTTGGTCACCCCGCATTTACATTACATAGCCTTCCATTTCCTAGCGGTTCTTATAATCCATTCGCTTTTGATTTGCGTGTTATGGACCCGGATATTCCCGGCGCTATTCCTCCGTATGTTGATCCTATTTCGGATGATATGATGGGTAAGCTGTTTATGTGGAACGGTGAACCTAAAGTGGACCATGTAAGCGATATCTACCGGGGCTTCGCTACGTTGTTCTTCAACGTTGGAAAGATACGGGCGGAAAATCCCGGCGCTACTGAAGTAACTTTTATGTTGAATACTCCGGCGGGTTCGGCTCCCATAGAAGTACCCGTTACAAGTTATTGGGTTTGGTCTAGTGCCTTTGGGGCAACGAACCTAGCAGAAAATCAGGCTAATCCTTTTACAACGGGGGACTTAAGAACTCCGGACCCTACAGACATAGTTTCAATTCCAATCGCATTTGATACGCAAGCGGAAGCGCAAGCGTTTATTGATTTAGGATATAATGATAGTAGTGTGAGTTACTTTATTGAAGCCCAAACAGTAAACCATTTTGAAGGTGACAACTTTGGTTGGGGGACTATCTTTTCGACGTATAAAGATAAAGTAGATTTCCCCGTAGACGAAGGCTCCCCCGGTTGGCCGGAACAAGACGCGGAGCATATCATCTATGAAAGCGCGGGTCCGGTAGAAACTGGCGCATTGCCCCCTTATATGGTAACCTATACGCTCAATCTGGAAACGCTAGAGCTATCAGCAACAAAGGCCTAGGCCATGGCTATTCTTTTCCGGACAGACGACGCCTTAAAATGGGGTATGGGTAAAGGTTCAAACCTAACCCCAACGGAAGTTGATTTGAACTTTTGGGAACTAGTTTCGCGCGTTACTTCCATCGAAGAAAACCCCCCTGAACCTAATGAGATTTCGAATATCTTAGTTGAAGGCCATCTATTCACAATCTACCTTGAAGATGGTACGCAATTTGGGCCGTATGAATTACCAGTTGCTACGTTTGCTTGGCGCGGGGAATGGACCCCGGATACAGCTTACTTTGCATTCGACGTGGTTACCGTATTAAACGTAGGACTATTCATGGTAACTAAGGATCATATTTCAGCGGCAACCTTTGACCCTAACGCCGTTGACGCAAGCCTAGAGGCGTTGTATCAACAAATGTTCGGCGTGGCAGTAAGTCCCCCGCTGTTGAACGCCTTATACCATGGGGCCTTTGGAGGAATATGAAATGGCACTAAACAAAACCCCCACATTCGTAAACAAGCCTCGAATAGCTTTGGCGCAAATCTTGGACGCTGACGTAACAAACCCGGTTGACGTATTCACGGCGGGCGCTAGCGGGGCAAAGGTTACGGCAGCTATTGCGGCGGGCGAAGATACGGCGGCGCGGAACGTTCAACTGATTATCAAACGGGCGTCAATGTCCAACGTCTTACAAACCGTAGCGGTTCCACAGAACGCGGGCCTAACTAATACCGTAGGCCCGGTCAATCTTATGGGCGGGGACTTGCTGGACATTCTCCCCCGTGACGCTGACGCCCAACCCTACTTATTCTTGGAAGCGGCGGACGTTCTACAGGTTCGGGCGTTAACGGCAGTTACGGCGGCTAAGTCCGTTCAAGTGTCTGTCGTATACGGTGACTTTGACGGAGTGTAATCCTTGTTCGGTACTCCGGGCGTATCACGGCACAACGTCATTAGGCGGCAAACCCGGCCCCCTCTAGGCCCGGCCACGATAAGGCTGGACGCTCCATTCGTTGCTGTAGGGTCTATGCGGGCGGTACTCCGGCTAGGCCTGTCCTTGCGCTCCCCCTTCGTCGGGGCGGGGCTTATGGAAGCTGTCCTAGCTAGCGTCCCGGCGGGCGGGGGTTCCTATACGAACCCGGGCGGGTCCGGGGACAGGACGGCTAGCCTCCCGGTGACGACGACGCTAACCGGGGGCCGGACGGATGTTGTGGGGAACGCCGTAGACGGGGCTTTTGGTAATAACGTCTTTGACGGCTTTTGGGCGGCGGACCAAGCTAGCGTCGGATTGGAAATCAAATTCAATCTATCGTCGTATGGGACTAAAACTATTGAGCGTATCAAATGGTATCAGCAAGACGCTAACGGACATGGCGTATGGCAACCCCAATATTCTCCGAACGGTTCAACGTGGACTAACGCCGGATCAACAATCAACCTTGGCGGGGCTACGGTTTCAGAATACATATTCACTAGTCCCGGTGCCGGGCAATGGTTTAGGTTGCTAGGTGTGTCGGGGAACTTCAATAGTAATCCTTGGATACAGGAAGTTGAATTTTATATTACGGCGTGACGCGGCTTGCTAGCCCCGGGCGCGAACCCGGGGCTAGTCTTTTGGCTAGGCGACGGGCGCGGCTATGATCTTGGCCAACTCCCGTTGGAGACGGCTCCGGCGGGTCCGTAGCGCCGATAGCTTGTTACTCCAGCGAATGACCCGGCCCATAGCCCGGTCAAGTTCATTCATACAAGCGATTAATTCGCTTTCGTATTTTTCTTGTTTCGGGTCTTTCTTTCTTGCCATGTTCGTTACCTCATTTCGTGTTGATCGTAAGTTCTGTCCAGCTTGCGCGGAAGGCCCGGTAGGTTCGTCCGCTTGTGTTCATCGGTTCAAACAAACCGCCGAACGTTTCACCCATAGCCTTCAAATCCTTTCGGATAATTGAAGCTACTTCAGCCTCCGTCTGACAGGTTCCAACCCGTCCGGTAAACGGTTTGGTTAGTCCGTTCTTTCCGTTGGGTTTAACCGTGACAAAGACGTAAATAGCCGGGGGGCTATTCCATTTGTTGTCTGCCATTCGTCTGTTCTCCGTTGTTGTCAACTTAACATACGGAGGATAGCACGGCGGGTCTACGTTGTCAACTTCAATCGTAGATACGGTTAATGAACCGTTAATCTTCCAGTTCACCCCAAGACGGCCCCCGGTCAAAATCTACGATAACAGGAACGCGGAGTTTAATAGCGTTCTCTAGTATGTATCGTAGTTCTTTGAAAGCTTCATTTTGTTGGGGGTTATCATCTACGACACTAAAATCTAATTCGTCATGAACCTGTAGACGGGGAACGCCGGTTACGTTGAATACTCCAGCGTAAAAAGCTTTGACCATACCGGCTTTGATTTGATCGGCGGCGCTCCCCTGTAGCCTGTAATTAATTGCCTTGTGTTCTCCAGCCCTTTTAATTCGTGAACCCCAACGGTGAATAGCTAGGTCGTAGGGCAATGGGTAGGGGCGTTGTTCGTTGTAGTCATGTTCAATAGGCTCCCAAGTATTAAAGTGTATACGTCGTCCGGTTACAGTAGTGATATAGCCCAAGGCTTGCATTTCGTCCGCAGCGGCTTTCATTGTGGGGCGGACGTATGGGTTACCTAAATGATAGGCCTTGAATACTTCGCGCCCGTCTTTGTCTGTAAATCCATTCTGCCGAATAAGTTTCTTTTCAGACATTCCGTAGATTAGTCCAAAGTTCAAATTCTTAATAGGCCTCCGGTCAATCTCTTTACCCGTTAGGTTCTTCACATTCGTTTGGGTTGCCTTATGGTAATCCGTCCGGGGGTCACGGCAGTAAGTTTCGCGCAAGGCGTCACTACCCGGACCTACGGCGTAATGTGCCAAACCCCGGTATTCGATTTGGCTATAGTCATTCTTTTCCCAACATAAATGAAGCCTATCTTTAACGAATATCTGGCGAACTCTTTTCCCTAACTTAGTACGAACCGGGATATTCTGTAGGTTCGGATCACTAGAACTGAACCGGCCCGTTTTAGTCCCGTCGTCGTCTCCCCGTAGCGGGTGAAATTGGCAATGGATTTTCCCGTTAACATTACCATCTAGAATGTAGTTCTTAACGAAGGTTGATCTAACCTTTTCATGCTCCCGTATGTCGTTGATTAAGGTTGCTACGGGGTGTTCAAGGTTCTTCAACCAATCCTTTCGAAACGACGGGTTGCCTTCCGCTGTTGTGGGGTAGCTAATTCCTACGGCGTCGAATATCTTAGCTACGTCCCGTCCCGATTGTACGCTGTCAATAGCTATGCCAGTTAGCTCGAATAGGCTAACGTATAACCGGGCAATGTCTACGGCTAATTCTTCGTACAGTTGTTCGGCTAGGTCTAGGTCTACGGTGACCCCTTCAATCCTCATTTGAATAAGTAACGGGATTAGATCACATTCCATTCGATATAATTCTAGTAGCCCGGCGGCTTGTAATCGGGGCCATTGTTTTTCAAGGATACGTATGGGGCTATCAGCGTCCCGTTCTGCATACGGCCCCACAAGGCGGGGGCTTGCGCGCCAGATATTCAATCGTTGGGTTTGGTTCGGCTTGCCTCCGTAAGCGTTGGCTAGCCATTCGTATAGTTGGGAGGTTTCTTTGCCTTGGCCTAGATAGGTTACGCCTAGGTTATCTAGGTTCACTAGATTATCTGTATCTAATAAAGCTTCAGCGTATTGTACGTCATGTAATTCCCCTTGAACATGAATACTATCATCCGTCAATGAACCTATATCGTATAATAGATTAGCTCCAACTTTTGGGACGTTGGTTTCTAGGATACTCTTTAGCCAACGTAAAGACGGTTCACGTTCAAGGTTGTATTGGGGTTCTATCTTATGTCCGATTGGGAAATACCAAGCCCCTTCGTTGCCTAGCCTGTCCCGGGCGGCTACGGAAAACCCTACAGTTTCAGCCTTGCCCCGTCTCCAGCCCGGCCCGTGTTCGGGGTCATGCTCCCGGCGCTCTAGGTCAATCCCTAGGATGGTTGCGGCGGATAGGTTGGGGTATTCGCGGGGCGGGGTCCATCCTGTCGCGGGGGTTGGGGGCGGAACCTTTAATAGGCTCCGTCCTTTCTTAGGCCCCATTTCGTCGTCGTCAAAAAACATTTTAGAACGGGATATCGTCGGGGATAGTTTGAACCAATTGCGGACCCGTTGGCTGGATATCCCGAACCTCCGGAGTTTTCTGAATAAGGATTTGCATTAGCATACCCCGGAACCTATCTCCGTAGAATATACCCATTTGATTGTTCTTGGCCTGAAAATCGGCTTGTGTCGCAAGTCCTTTGAACATTCGTAGGTAGTCAATATCGTAGCAGATACCGGAGGGGATACCGTCTATTTCGTAGATAGCTCCGGCTTCGTCAATGTTATGGGTTTGGAGTTTAAGGTTACCAAAGTATACCCGTCCGTCGTCCGCTTGTCCTTCAATCTTTTCCAAGGCTTCAAAGAAACCTTCCGGAATAGGTATGGCGTTAGCCTGTTCGTTTAGTATCCTGTCAACGTTAGGATACTGTTCGGTATACAGTTGGGTTCGTATCCAAGATTGATCCTCGAAATAGATTGAAGCTGTCGTAGCTGTAGCGGATATTCCCACAATCTTTTTAGGTATCTTGGATAGGGCGGTTACGAACGCCTTAGGGAATACTACGCCGGGTTCGGGAATGTATTGTCCATGCCATGCCTCGAAAATGATAGTCCCGTCTGTTGCGACGGCGGACCCATTACGTAGCAGGACGGACGCGGCAACCATCCGGGGTGCGGTATCGGAAACAACCTCCCCCACAATAGCCAACGCTTCCCTAACGCTATCGTCAATCGGAAGCATCATAGGGGTTGGAGGTTCGATAACGATTAGCTCCGGGTCTACGCAAGGTATGCTAGCGGAGTATCTACCGGACTTAATGGATATCGTATTTGCCAGTTGGGTAATTTGCGTCTTGTCGTCACACTTGGACAAAGCATTTAGAAGCTTCATTGCATTGGGACAGGCTTGGATATCCGTATCAATCTTCGTTGCCAGTGTAATAACTCCATTGAAGGCGACGGCCCAACCATTGGTCAATAGGCAATGGGTTTGGTTTACCTGTCCTTCGTCAGACATTGCGGGTTCTAGGAACTTCAACGCGGATAGTAGCGGGGCAGTAGCAGGGTTAGCTTTGTTAGCCCGGGGTTTCTTTGCCATGTTCGTAGCTCCATAGTAGCAGGGTTGTCCGATAGGTAACGGGCATAGTTCAACGTCCGTTAGTTCTTTGCCACAAGAACATTTCACGGCTTACGATTTGCGTTACAGGCTTCAATGAAAGTTTTCAAAGCCCATTCATATTTCTGCCGGTAGTAGGGGTAATCGTCGTCTACTACTGCAATACGTTTTAAGGTTTCCCATTCTTTGGCTAAGTCTGTTAGAGCGTCGAATTCTTTATTTTGTAGTTCTAGGCGTTTGATATCCATGGTAGCTCCGTTCAATAGATGTAGCTCAAGACTTGAGGATGGGGGCGGTTAATCCAAACGCGGACCTTTCGGGGTGTACGAAGTCTAGCTATCTGTTGTAAGGCAAGGTCCGTTGATAGCGGCGGTTCGTCGGCGCTACGCTGTCTCCACCACTCATTAGCCCTATGTTTCGCGAAGCCTATATGGTCAAACGAAACGTATTCCTGAAACATCTTCAGGCCACAGAAATAGGTTATCTTGATATTTGCAATGCCGGATTTCTTACCAATGTGACGGTTATAATGCGTCCGGTCTACGTCGTAGGTTTCGATTAAAGGTTGGCCCGTAGATATCAGGTCCCGGGTATCAGCTTGGCGTACCATCTTTTGAGCAAAGACGAATTCAGTACCGCAACCAATACAGAACTTGGCGCGGGCATGGTTATAGGTTCCGCATACGTCGCAAATCTTTACGGGAGCGTCCCCGCCTACGTTGGCCCCTTTGGTCCGGGGGATACGGGGATCATCTATCGGGCCTAGCCGGAGGGTATTGCGGGCGAAGTCCAAGACAAGGCAATTGGTCTTGCCTGTCTCCGGGGACGGGCGGGTACCGCGTCCAACCATTTGAACCCATAGGCCGGGCGATAGTGTGGGGCGTAACATTCCAATCATGTCTATGGGCGGATGATCGAAGCCCGTAGTCAATACGTTGTTGTTCGTGACAGCCCGGAGCCTTCCGGCTTTGAAATCGTCAATGATCTTTTCCCGGTCTTTGGTCTTGGAATGTACGGCTCCGGTTGGGATACCGTAATAGTTCAGGATTTCGGCAACGTGTTCGGCGTGTTCGATACCGCTACAGAATATCAACCAAGCTTGGCGGTTATGCCCGTGCTTAATCATTTCCTGAACTACGGCGTTATTAATGTCGTTCTTGTCTACGGCTTTCTGCAATTGGGATTGGATATACTCCCCCTTTGCCATGTCTACGTTTGCAACGTCCAAGGCGGTTTGCGTCTGACGGGGGATAGGGGTTGATAGATAGCCTTCCGATATCAGCCGGGTAAATCCGTCCGTATTGCAAATGTTGTAGCAAAGGTCCGTAAATATTCCGTTGGTTGTCAATAGCCCTTGGCCTAGCCTGTACCATGTCGCGGTTAGACCAATGACCTTTAGATGCGGGTTGATAACCTTCAATCCTTCAATGACCCGCTGATACATTGTGCTACTGTCGGGGTTCAGTAAATGTGCTTCGTCAATAATTAGCAAGTCACGGTGTCCAAACCGTTCAATACATTTTACGACGGAGGCAACGCCCCCAAACATGATTGGTTGCACGAAGTCACGTTGACCTAGCCCGGCGGAATAGACGCCGATAGGTGCGGTAGGCCATGCCAACTGTAAGTGTTTAATGTTCTGTTCAATCAACTCCCGGACATGAGTTAAAATCATTATCCGTTGCCAAGGCCAGTAATGAAATACGGTACGGAGGAAGTCCGCTATGACGATAGATTTGCCTGTCCCCGTTGGCATTGCAATAACGGGGTTCCCCTTGTTTTCGTTGAAATACGAAAACAAACTATTGACGGCTTCCGTTTGGTAGTAACGCGGTATCATAGAATAGACTTCCAGTTGGTACAGCCTTTCGGGATAAACTCCGTTGGTATTGTCTGTTGAAAGTGTCTACAGAACCATTGCCCGTTATCAATGGGTTCGGCATTGAAGCACGAACGGCAACTAATGTCAAGACGTTCTCCCCTATGGCATACGCCTACGAATGGGCACATTTTACATTCGAAGTAGGTTTCTTGTAGGGCAATGCGGGGCGGTAGGACCATTGAACGAATGATCTTGTCCGCCTTAGCGTGTAAGTACTCGGCTTGGGTATAGTCCAGCTTCACAACTTCAATATGTATATCATCGTCATTCTTGCCAACGGCGTAATATAATCCGTTCTTATATCCGTAGGTTTGTCCATAGCTACACATTTGGGCGTAGTGTCGGGGCTTGGAACGGAGTAGCCCCTTATCCTTCAAATCGGCAAACGATTTAGAATTATGGGTTTTGAATTCCAATACCATAGGCTCCGGGAAATCCTTATACGGTGTTGTCCCAATACTATCCGTTGAACCTCCGTAATGACCCCCATACCCCACAATACGGAACTGTTCGTTATTCGGAGCGTCATAGATATTGAAACCAATACCCTTTAGATATTCAATACAACGCTGTTCTTCGCGGTGCCCCCGATTGAATAACCGGAGCATACGTCCGCTGAATATTTCCTTTCTAGCCCAACGAAACGCTAGCCAAATATAGGCTTCGCAATCGTGCCCTATTACGCTGGCCCCTAAATGGTTACGGTGTTCTTCAGCGTATAGTTCAACGCAATGCCTATCAATATCATTGCGTATACGTTCGGATAGTATCTTGAGGTTTATAGACATACGTTCCCAAAAATATAGAAAACCGGGAACCTCCAGAACAAAACGTGAACGGGGCAGACGGGGGGTTCACGGGGGTTTGGTGTGTGCCAAAGTTGAACCCCCCGCCGTCCCAACTCCCTAAACGGGGTCGCCAAGGGAGTTAGCGGGGGCCTCCCCAAGCTGGAGCCTGTCCCGGCGCTCCGGGCTGGCCCGGCCATTGCGGGGCAGCTTGTGGGGGCTGTTGGGGTGCCCCGGGCGCGATCGCTCCCCATTGGGGCTGTCCGGGCATTGGCGCGGGGGCCGGGGCCGGAGGGGGCGGGTAGGGTTGGCCCGGGAAGGGCTGTCCGGGCGGCGGGGCCGGGGGTAGGGGCTGTCTAGGCGTTAGGCCGGGGGGAAGGGGCTGGTCTCCCCAAGGTTGCCCGGGGGGCGCTCCGGCGGGTTGCGGGGCGGCGGTAGTCCATTGACCGGCGGCGGGCGGCGGCGCTCCAGTAGGCGCGGGCGCTCCCCCTTGCCATGCTCCGGGCGCGGTACCGCCTTGCGGGAACTGTTGGGCCGTCTGTTGTGGGGCCTGTCCCCCTTTGCCGGGGTCGTTGCCCATTGTGTCTTTGAGGCCCCGAATATTGTTGATTGGTCCCCGTTCGCCTTGGGTAACTACGGCGTGAACCATAAAGGGGACGTTGTGCAACATTGGAAGGTAGTTGTCGGCGGGGGCGTTGTCTTGGGCTACGATATCATATTGCCCCACAACATGGCAGATAGCGGACAGTTGCTTATAGGCGATTTCAACTGTCGTCGCATTGCTATGCCAAAGGTTCAGATTATAGTATAAGACCCGGGTTTGAAATTGTCCTTCAATGATCTTGCATTGAAGTTCAATCATGCCATTTTGGCCGTCCCGGGTAGGTTTGACGTTGGATTTGTCAATGACAACTTTGTACCATCCTTCGGGTACAGGGTCCAACGCTACTTGTGGGGCTACCGTTCTCGCATTGAATTGAAACGCCATGGTTTAGTCCTTTCTACCGTTTGGCTACATGACCTGACATTATCTTTTGAAAGATGTGAGACAAGTTGGGAGGTTCCCATTCGTCCAAGGCCCCGGACCTGTCCCCTGCTATGTTAGTTTGATCCGGCCAACAACGCAAGGCTTCTATTCTTTGGCCGGTTTGCGGATTGCGTAAAATATTATATTGAAAGATTTCGTCCGGAAAATACGGAACTTGGTTCTGCAATTGTTGGCCCGGGAATGACGGTTGATTGAACATCATTCCGGTTTGGTCTTTGCTGTATTCTTGTTTCGCAATCAATACGACGTTTCTATCCGGCATATCCCGGAAGTCCCGGACTATCTGCAAACCTTGGGTAATGATTTCGCCGTAGGCCTTGCGAGGGTCACGGGTCTTAGCCATTTCGGCCTTTAGTATCTGTTCAACGATTTCGGAAATACTATCAAGTCCTATAGTGTTGAATTGGCGGCTTTCGTTGCTGCTAATGCTCCAATGGTAAGCCTCCCGCAAATCGCTAAGGTTACGGATTTCAAAATACGGGAGGTTATACGTTCGTAAGCTTAATAGTCCGCCTTCCGCTGAAAATATGACGGGAGTAGGGGCGGTAGCGATTAGCCGGGTCTTTCCAACTTTCGGGGGGCCATAGACCAGAACCTTAACGCCCCGGGATTGGTAAGACGCTGTAGATTGTAGCTGTATCATTCTTGAGGCTCCGGCCCGGTGATTTCGTCGCCTTCTGGAGCCGGTTTATCCGCCGGAGTTTTCGCCGTAATTTCGTCCGCCATTTCGTTAGCGGCAACGATAGCTATAGTCATTTCTGTAGCTGTTTCGGAATGTTGATAGCGGGTAGCTACTCTAGTGAATAGTGACCTAGCGTGTTGTAATTCGTCAACTGTCATAATGTCGAATACTGGCATTACTTTGGTTGCGTCCATGGTTCATTCCCTTTCCCTGTTCGATGTACGTTACCTTTGTTGAAATGGGGTTCTAAATGTTCTTCGCTTGTTATTACTAGAAATCCGTTCTTATCTTCAATTACATATCTGAATTGAAGGTTGCTACGTTTCCTAAATCGTGCGACGACGGTAGCCATAACTTTAATATCTTCGTTCTTATATACGACGCTATCGAACAAGGCGAACTTATATTCGCCTTGTCCAATAATGTTATGTCGAAACCGCGCCAAGGGTTAGGCCTTGGGCGGCGGAGGAACGGGTTCGGCTTCCGCCGGGGGCTGTTCGGACTTCGCGGGGTCCTCCGGGGGCGTCTGTTCGGACGCGGAAACCTGTTCGCTGATTTTGGTTCCCAAGGCGTCGGCGGCGGCTTGGACTTCCGCCTTGTCCGGTTTGGCCAACCGTGCCGCAACCCGAGTCAAGAGGGAGCGTAGATGTTGCATTTCGTCAACGTTGAAGTGTTTCAACGCGGCGCTAATGATCTTATCCATTGTCCTTCCTTCCTTTGTTGTAGGCCTGTAGAAAGGCCCCTTGGTATTCGCCGTCTTTAGCGAATTGGTCCGCCAACTTCTGAACCGCTATACGCTCCCAACAATTCAAATCATGAAACCCCTTACTAAAAGCGTCGGCGTATAACAGTATATCCCCGTAGGGTAATTTAACGGCGGTAGCTAAGTTCAAGAATGGGTAGCTGTTACCAATCGTCTGTATCAAACGAAGATGGGGCGGGCGGGTTCGTGCCATGTTACGCTTTAGGTTCCTCTAACTCCAGTTGGGGCGCTCCGGGAGTAATGGTCAATACTCCGTCAATCAGTTTCTTGATTTGTTGTTCTTCCGGAGTTAGTTCCGGCTTTTCCAATAGCCGGTATTCCTTGATTGAAAGTTCAGGCTTCCAGTTTACAAGCCTGTCCCCCACAACTTCAGCCTTGGCGCTAATCTTCGCAATAGCGGCTTGGACCCCTTCCGTAGTGTCTTTGTCTAGCCGGTAGTTCTGAGGGTATACGGCTTTCAGAAACCATCCGTTGCCAATGGCTACCCGTTGGGTTCCCTCTTTTGCGTCCGGAAA